TTCGTATATGATCCACCAATCTCTACCACATCGTGATAGTATTGATAAGGTGATCTTCAGTTTCAACCTTTCCAAATCTCAAGAACAAATTTTGATATGAGTGGTTTCCTGTGGTGTGAGCAGTATCGTCCGCGTGTTGTGGATGACTGCATTCTGCCTGAGAACATTAAGAGTGTTCTGAACAAGTTCGTGGACAAGGGTGAGATTCCAAATCTCCTCCTGTCTGGTCCACCAGGTATCGGCAAGACCACTGTCGCTAAAGCACTTTGCGAACAACTTGGAGCAGACTATTATGTCATCAACGGATCCGACGAAGGTCGATTCCTCGATACTGTCAGAAACAATGCGAAGAACTTCGCTTCAACCGTATCGCTTGCGTCATCTGCTAAACACAAAGTCATCATCATTGATGAGGCAGATAACACAACCCCTGATGTTCAACTCCTCCTACGGGCGTCTATTGAGGAGTTTAGCAACAACTGCAGATTTATCTTTACCTGCAACTACAAAAACAAAATCATCGAACCGCTCCACAGTCGATGTTCTGTTATCGAGTTTGCAATCAACGGAAAAGAAAAGCAACAACTCGCAGCAAACTTTTTCAAGCGTGTCCAGTCCATCCTTGAAGAAAACAAAGTCGATGCCGAACCTCGCGTTCTGGCGGCGCTAGTCCAAAAGTATTTCCCCGACTTTCGTCGGACTCTGAATGAACTCCAACGTTATTCTTCCATTGGTAAGATTGACACTGGCATTCTTAGTGTTGTATCTGACACTAAACTTGATGACCTTGTAACTTTCCTGAAGAATAAGGAGTTTACTAAGATGAAGAAATGGGTTGTGCAGAATCTCGATCACGAACCTACTCAAATTATGAGGAACATTTATGATAGTCTCTACACGCATTTTCAACCCCAATCTATTCCTGAAGCAGTTCTTGTCATCGGTGAATACCAGTACAAGTCTGCTTTCGTTGCCGATCACGAGATCAACCTGGTGGCGTTTTTAACTGAACTAATGATGAGGTGTCAATTCAAATGAATGTAAAAGTTATTCGTATGTGGTCTGGTGAAGATGTTGTCACCGACGTTGTTAAAGAAGACGATGAGAGTATCACGATTGTGAACCCTATCGTTGCTATCCCTAGCGGACAAGGTACTCTTGGTTTTGCTCCTTGGGCACCTATCATTAAGAAAGGTGGTACTGAGATTACCATTCCAAAGTCTTACGTGGTATACTTGCTTGATACTCAAGACGGTATTATTGATCAGTACAAAGAGATGTTCTCTGCCATCAAAACACCCGATAAAAAGAAACTAATCCTATGATGTATTTTGCTCAAGCATCGTTGGACCTCAACGAAGCGTGGAATATGAGTTGGGGTGAGGGTATCCAATTCATTATTGTTCTGGTTGCTCTCTACTACACTAAGAAGCGGATTGATTTGTACTTCGCAAAGAAGACCGCAAAGTCTACAGTTTACAAAGTTAAAATCGTAGAAGACTAATGCATCCTTATCCGAAGCAGTACAATTTTGTTGATGCACTTACTGACATTCGTTCTGTAATTCATCTCATCGGACTCCACGGTTCAAACCTTATCGGTTTGGAGGTTGGGGTCTTTCGTGCTGAAAGTCATTGCACCATTCTCCAGAACTGTCCTAACGTCAAGAAACTGTATGGTATCGATAACTGGAAACCATACACAGACTATCTAAATCCAAACGATAGTGGCATCCCTGATAAGTGGAACGCAGTGCCAACTAATAGCACGAATGATTCCGAGATGGAGTTGGTTGAGTTTACTGCTAAGCACAATATCAAATGGTCTGGCGAGAGTCAGAGATCTGAATTGTGGAAAGGTGATGCTCATCATCTTGTGGATAGATGTGATGATGGTACCTTTGATTTTATTTTTCTAGATGCTTGGTTGAATTACGATCAAGTTCTTCAAGAACTCTATGACTGGTATCCTAAAGTTAAGACTGGTGGTTTGTTCATTGGTCACGATTATCATTGTGAGGCAGTTCGTAGAGCGGTAGAAGTCTACCGTGAGGATGAGGACATCAACAACCATATGTCTACATACGATGGAACCTTCGTTTGGAGGAAATGAAAAAGCATAACATTTTTCCAGTTGAAATCTACACCTTCGAGAATACAGATCTAGTAGACCCAACCTTAGACGCACTAGATCCTATTGAGAGGGGTGAGTTTAATCTTCCTTCACCAGTCCAGACAACCAGAGGTAACCTGCACACTCTTCCGCAGTTCAAACCTCTGTTTGACTGGATTCATTCGTGTCTGGATCAGATACAAAAGGCAGAAGAGTATGAGATGTATGGGAGGTTTGAGGTTTCTCTTGCTTGGGGTAACGTATCATTCCCTCATAGCGGCGGATGCCATCAACCACACCGACACCCCCTATCTTATTGGTCTGGGGTCTACTGCCTCTCTGAGGGGCATCCTACGATGTTTCAGGACCCCTGCTGGGCACGTTCCTTTAATCAGATGGAAGTGATTACATCTACCTATCTGAATGCCGTACCAGCACCCGTCTACAGTCCTGGTACATTGATTGTCTGGCCAAGTTGGTTGTTGCATTTCTCCGCACCACACTTTGGTAACGAGTTTCGTGCTAATATTGCTTGGAACGCAATCCCAACTGGACCAGTAAACTTCGGACCTTACGGTCAGAATATGGTAAACCTAAAACTCGTACACGATGAAGAACCTGAAAACACCCCTTAGATACCCTGGCGGTAAGTCCCGTGCAGCAAAGATGTTAGTGGGTAAGTTTCCTACTGGCATCGAAGAGTTCCGTGAACCATTCTTGGGTGGTGGAAGTGTTGCAATCGAGTTTACAAAACAGAACCCAGAGACGCCTGTATGGGTAAATGACAAATACTATTACCTATATAATTTTTGGGTGCAACTCCAAGAACGTGGTGAAGACTTGTGTGAAGCACTGCTTGCAATCAAGAGTGAATCAAATACTGTAGAAAGAGCAAAGGAAGTATTCCTTCTTGCCAAGGATGTGATTGCAGATAGAGATGAGTTTCAACAGGCAGTGTATTTTTATGTACTGAACAAGTGCTCCTTCTCAGGTCTAACTGAGAACTCTTCTTTCTCTGGTCAAGCATCCAACTCCAACTTTAGTGTTCGCTCTATTAAGAAACTTCCTCAGTTCTCTGAGATGATTCAGCACTGGCACATCACTAATGTTGACTACTCACGATTACTCTTAGACGATTATGGAAACGGAGAATCGACATTTTGTTTCTTGGATCCTCCATACGATATTAAAGATTTCCTCTACGGTGGAAAGGGAGGCACTATGCACAAAGGATTTGACCACCATATGTTTGCAGAAACCTGCAAGAAGTCCCCGCATAACTGGTTGATCACATACAACTCAAACGAAAATACTCGTGCATTGTTTGAGTCATACAACTTGACTGAGTGGGACTTTACCTATACTATGAGATCTACAGGTTCATACAACGTTGACCAATCAAAACGTAAAGAGTTGATGGTCACAAACTATAAGAACCTTTCCCCTATTGAAGAACTTCTTGATGAGCAAACAGCAGTACCCCCTCGGTGATTATCTAAACAGTGTAAACTTCACCAAGGAAGATCTACGTGAACGTGGTCCTGACTGGATGAGGAAGTATCCCGCATACATTGTGAACCGTTGTCTCTCGGGTCACGTGGATGCGGTTCTTTATGCAAACGAGATGAATCGCCTTCATCATCTCGATAATGATGTTCAATATTCGTTTTATCTAAATAGTCTGAGAAAGAAACGCCGTTTTTCTCCCTGGCAAAAGAAAGAGCAGGTCGAAGATCTCGCTCTCATCAAAGACTACTTCAAGTATTCAGATGAAAAAGCACGGGATGCGTTACGAATTCTGACTAAAGATCAGATTGAATTGATTAAATCTAAAATGAATACTGGAGGCAAAGGATGACCGAGGGAGAACACGAGATCTCTTGGAATGTCGATATGATGGTTGAGGTCTCGTTACGTCAACCCGACGATTTTCTAAAAGTTAGAGAGACACTTACACGGATTGGTGTGGCATCACGTAAGGAAAAGAAACTTTTCCAGTCTTGTCATATCCTTCATAAGAAAGGTAAGTATTACATCGTACACTTCAAAGAATTGTTCGCGCTAGATGGAAAGCACGCGAATTTAACTTCTAACGATGTAGAACGCCGAAACAGAATTACAAAACTATTGTCTGATTGGGGTCTAGTTGATATTGCATCACCAGAATCTCTGGGTGAACTTGCACCATTGAATCAGATCAAAGTTATCTCCTATAAGGATAAGGGCGAGTGGATTCTTGAGTCCAAATATAACATTGGCAAAAAGAAATCTGGCGAAGACTAAATAGAGCTGCCACTCATACAATCAAATGTCTGAAGTAAAACAGGAGGAACCCAAAAAGAAGGGTATCTTCGGTAAACTTAAAGAGGCATCTGAAGACAAGGAAGAGCAACTAGCAATTCTGTCTACGTTTGTAAGGTTGGGAATTTTAGTATGGTCTGGTGGCATCCTAACTCTAGCGTATGTAGATCTTCCTAAAGCACTTCAGTTTCCTGAGCAAGATCTCGATCCGACCTTCATAGCCTCCGTGTTTACTGGGGTTTTAGCTACGTTCGGGGTTCAAACGGCTAAGAAATCAGGTGACGGCACTATGAAAATGAATGGTGCTAACGCTGCCGCTGCTGCCGCTGGTGGTATCACTAAAGCAGATTTGGAAAAACTGATTGAAGCTGCAAAATCTTCTGGTCCTGTTCAAACTATTAAAGTTGAACAAGCACCACTTAAGATTACTACAGATGACACTTACAAAATGTGATTATGCAGAAAATTATTAACGTATTAGCAGTCATTTCGTTCTTAGGAACTGCCAGCATTATTGGTGCTGGTACAGTTGTTTATCTCAATAGAGAAGCACTTGCCGAACAAGCAAGAGAACGCATCACTAAGGCTGCAGCAGGAGCAATCGCTGATGCACTCCCTGGAATGTTGGATTCAGCAATTCCTGATGCATTGCCTGGAGCAACTGAAGGACCTGTACCTATTCAAGTACCAGGATTATGAAACCGCTAAAGACTGTTGCGATTGCCGCAGGCAGTCTATTTGCAGTAGCTCACATTGGATTGCTGGGTTATCTGATTAAAGATAACTCAGTTCCAGAGTTCCCTGCAATTCAGTTTCCCAATGGAGACTACTCTTCCTATAAGGTAGAGGCAACCAGAGATGGTTACAAGATCGAATACAAAGCAAACGATCCAACAGTCCTTGAGTCTGATAGATCTCTGACTCTAGATAAGGACAAGCGTGGACTGTTTGGTCCTACAACAGAAATGCGTCGTGAGTTCCGTCGTGACCAATACACGATGGATGGTGTTCGCAATATCGGAGGTAACGTCTCAGACGCTGAGGGAAAGAACCTTGCAAAAAGCGAAGAGTGTATCAGGGCGGACGCTGGCGCACGGTCTCAAGGTGCAATGGCAGGAACTAGCATTGC